ATATTTACGTTTACCCTATTCCCAAGCCTAGTCGCACTTACCCCAAGGCCCGTGAAGTTTACTTCAGTGGCAGTCCCAATACTAACACCTTCGTCAAAGAACTCTATTGTCGCATCAAGACCGGGGTCTCCTTGAGGTCCTTGTGGCCCTTCAGGTCCAGGCTCCCCTTGTGGCCCTGGCTCCCCTTGTGGCCCTTGGGGTCCTTGGGGTCCTTGGGGTCCTTGCGGGCCGACTAATGAATCAAGCCAGTCTTGCTCAGTCCCAACAAATCCATTGTCGACGGCAATCTCATAGGCGGACTTTCCGTCAGTACCAGCCCCTCCGCCAACAATTCCGACATACCCGACAGATGTACTGGGAATTACAACGCTGTTAGTGTCTAGAACATCGCCGTTATCAAAAGTAAATCTGAGCCAGACATTGGAACCTTCTCTTTCAAAATCTATTCTCTGGATTTTTGGAGCGTCCTGTCCGTCTTTGCCTGGCCTGCCTTCTGGTCCCGCCGGGCCGATAACCCCTCGTGGTCCGATTGGGCCTCTCGGCCCAATCTCCCCACGTTCCCCCTTTTCCCCTTGCTCGCCAGTAAGACCGCGCTTGCCTCTCTGACCTCTAAGCCCCCTCGGGCCGCGAAGCATCTCGACCTCTGTCTCTGTCAGATCAGAAAATTTTAATTTTAAAGAATTTTTCTCCTCGTCAGTTAGGTGTTCAAATTTTAGTTTAAGGCCTGCACGGTCTTCCTCAGAAAGATCCTCAAATTTAAGTTTAATTTTCTCTATTTCATCTTTAGTAAGATCAGAAAACTTTAATTTTAATTGGTCCTTAATATTTTCTACTGACGAATCAATTAAAAGACTGATTTCAGATTTATGTTCATCAAATACGAACCCACGACCTGGCTTTCCGCGCTGGCCTCTGGGGCCTCTGATAGCCTGTATTTCAGATTCTGTAAGGTCAGAGAATTTAAGTTTTAAATCTTCTCTGGTTGCAGACACCACATTTGATACGATGTCTTGGATTTCTATTCGGTGCTCTTCAAAATTAAAATCCTTGCCGTCTTTACCGTCTTGGCCCTTTAGCTCTGGAAGTCTTTCTTGTAACTTGGCAAATATCTCATCTGATTTTTCCCTGATAATTGCCTTAATAGCCTCTTCGTGTTCTTCAAACACAAAATCATGTCCGGGCCTGCCTCGTTCCCCGCGAGGCCCTTTAAGCAATGGGATCTCTTCTTGAGAGAATCTTTCAAGCCTCTCATCTACCCATTTTATGATTATTGCTAAAAGGACATCCTGGTTCATTACTTTGTCTTCAGGAAGTTAATTACAGCGTTTTCAAGTTCTCTGGAGTTGGTAGGCTCTACTTGTTGGCTTACATCCCGAGTCGGTTGTTGCTGTCCTTTCTGAAGTTGAGAGTCAATAATTTCATCTATTCTGTCGGCAGGGCTAAAGTTATTAACAGCAATCCAATATCGGTCACCATCCGCATAGGGAGCCATGCCTTCTTTACGTCTAATTTGATTTGGTGTAATCGCCCCAGATTGCATCATCTTTGAGAAGTAGTCGGCTCTAGTCCTCATATCGCCCCGGAAAACCTCATAGAGATCCATCTCAGTTCTTCGACCGCCAAATCTCTTTTTAAGAAGTTTAATGTCGGCCTCTAGCTCTAAATTCTTTGTCCAAGCATCAAGAGTATCAGTAGCTACTTCAAGATTCGATTGCTCTTGGCTTGCATAACTTTGGCCTTCAGTATCGAAAAGTTTAGAGGGCGGAAGTCCTAGGAATCTAGCAATCTCAAGGACGTTAAACTTTCTGCTTTCTAAGAATTGCAATACATCAGGACTCATGGAGATCGGGGAGAAAGTAACCCCGCTTTCTAATACAGCCACTCCGCCAGCCTTTCGCCCGCCATGTTGCTGCTTCCAAGATTCTTTAATTCTTTGAAAAGCCTCATCGCTTAAAATTCCTGGCACCTGTAGAACTCCGCTTGGGAGTCCGCCATTAGCAAATAGATTCTTAGCTGTATTGTCAGCGCCAAGGCTAATTCCAAGTACGTCACTTGCGTAGGCCACAATTCCTTGGCCGACAATACCGTCCTTGGTGTGGAAATTTTTAACATGAAAAACTTCCTCGGCCCTTAAGTAAACATCTTGCCCTCGTCTGGCCGCAGAGCCGCCAATAACTCGATAAAGAAACTGGCCATCTGGAGTTCGATAGGGCTCAACTTCACCGGAACGGATTGGCCACAATGCCACTGGGCGGCCAAGAGAGTCTCTTTCAATTTCTGCGTATGAGTTGCCATGAATGATTGCGTTTTGAATCATCGCGCAGCGAAACTGAAAAGAACTCATTTCTGGGTTTGGGGCCAGGTCAATGAGATTGGCCACAGTGTCCTGAATGATCTCATTGTCTTTGTCTTTTACTTGCCATGGAAGTTTGGCAATTTGGGTCGAAATATACATAACCCCCCGATAGAAAGCTGAGACCTGCATTGCCGTTTCTTCATAGACAGGGATATTTACTCCCACTGTGAATCCCCTACGGGGAGCTTCAATTTGAACTGGATCTTTCTTTCTTAAGGCTAGTATTTTCGACCAAATTGACATTAGAGTAACTCCTCGGCCTGTTCTTTATTTTTCCTCTTAGGGCTTTGTTTTTTAGCCACTACAGAATCTTCTAGAGTTTCTTCTTTTGGCAAAGCCACTTCAATAAAAACCTCTGCCACGCCTCGTCTAATCCAGCGATCAGCCGAGCCCGGGGTAGTGATATCGTACACTTTACCTTTTTCAAAAGCGAGTTCTCCGCTGATGTAGGCGTCTTGGATAAACTTCAATTTCATTTTGACCTCCCTTAAAAACGAAGGGGGCTTATAGCCCCCATCCGATTATTCTAAATTTCAGTTTAGAATTAAAGTGCCTCAGCGTATGCAGGGGCATATCGCACGTTAGACAAAACATACATTGTTGAAGCCAGTTTAGCCGCGCCAGCGTCTGCGATGTCTACTGATACGTATTTGAATCCGCCGTCAACGTCGAGTTCTTCAGCCAATACTTCAATAACAGCAATTCCAGCCGCTCCGCCCAATTGAGTAGAGAGGTCTTTCAAAGCCGCTTTTGAAGTAGGGACAATCTTTGTGAATACAGTAGCAGAGCCAGCTTTCACATAGATTGGGTTATCAGACTCAAGGTTTTTAGAGTTTCCTGAAACAGGAGCGTCGTGCTGACGAAGAGTCAGTTGAACAGTAGCTCCAGTAGAAGCTCCACCTTGAAATACAATAGCAACTCTGTCACCTTTTTCGAGAGAAATTCTCTCGCCAGTGATAGCTGCCGCATTTAGATCCACGCCAACTGGGTGAGCCAGCTTTAGACCTTGTTTTTCTGCCAGTAAATGATTCATGTTAATCTCCTTAAAATTTAGTTGAGGCCAGACTTATGTCAGGCCTCGTTATTACTTAATTACGCTCGGTCCTCAAGAGTTACAAACGCTGACATATCGTAAGCGCCAAACTCAGTTCTCACTGGAGCTTTGAATGGGCACTGACCTGCAATTCTCATAGAGAATCGGAAAGCAGTTTCCGCTGTGTCAAAGTAAATGTGAGTTGAGATATCTTGCTTAACGCCAGTTGTTTTAACCGCAGAGTAGTAGTAGCTGAGGTCAACAAGCATGATGTCACCTTCGTCACCAACGGCTTTAACCGCACCCATCATTGGCATGAGAGGACGACCGAAAAGTGTTCCGTAAGGGGCAACATCAAGGCCAGTAGGCGGCAAGTAAATTGGAGAGTTGTCAGTAAACTTCATCAAACGAAGTTGAGGAAGGATAGCTGGGTTTACAATCCAAACTGCACGTTGCAAAGACAGAGGCAAAATACGGCCCAACATCTTATTTACGTTCTCGAAAATAACAGTGTCGGCTGGCTGTCCAGTTTCTTTAGCTACGCGAAATTTGAACCCAGAGTTCAATACTCCCAAAGGCTGACCCGCGCCAGTTCCGGCGATGATTGCGTTGTTCACTTTGTTTACCATTGCCGCTGGAGCCTCAGCGCGAACCCATGATTCCAAAGCTGGAGCATCCTCAAGCAACTCTTCAGTCACTCGAACCATTGCAGTCAGCTTGTGGAGTCTCATAGACATATCGCCGAACTTAGTTTTTGACT